ACGAGCCTCGAGGAGTCCCAAGAATAATTGTAGATCAGAAAGATCGTGCAAATAGACTCAAAGCATTAGGAAATGCAATCGTTCCACAAAATGCAATGTTAATCGGATTAGCAATCAAGAAGGAGATTGAAAATGAACGACTATAAAAATGGTTGGAGATATATAGTTTGGGTTGGTGGTAATGACAATTACTACAAAACTTTTAGTCGAGCACAGATGGATTATTATAATTGGGTTCACAAAGATTATGATGATGTGTTTCTAACAGAGATACAAAAAGACGGAACTGAGAAAGTTTTATATAACTCAGATGAGTTTAAAGCATCAAAGGTATTGACTTCTCAATAATGTTTGATCTATCTTTGAAATGCACGGAGCAATATCGGGAATTGCTATTTGCCCAAGTCGGAGAGAGCCTCCACCCCTTTACTCTCTTCGACTACTTTATATTCGCCTTCAAATGCAGAGGGGTAATTCTTTCTAATTTCTGCAAGACGACCAACAATTTCTTCACGAGAGAGTTTGTCTAGGTTATGAGTTACATTAGTTTCCCTACGATCAACGGCAAGACCTCCAAGTGCAGACCTATACTTTTCTGCGTTGACTGCGGCAGAAAACTGACCTGCTTCTTCAGCGCCTTTGGAAAGATTCGCAAATCTTTTCAACTGACCCATCAAAGTTACTCCGTATTTCCTTTCGTAATTATCACGGAGTTCTTTGATGTGTTCAACTACGAGAGGAAAATCTTTACCATTAAGAAGCAGACTTGCAGTCTTTCTTGCTTGACCTTCAGAATATCCTGCTTGTCTAGCACATTCAGAATTAGAATGCGTACCTTCTACAATAAGTTTAGCAAAAGTTTTTTGTCTATTTGTCAATGGCATGACCCCATAGTAGAGTTTCTCCCATATTTTATCAATAAAAAAAGGAAAAAAAATGACGCGGTCGGCTTTGAAGTGTAGCAAGTGTTACCTAAGTGTAGCAAACAGAACAGTAAAAAACCTAGTAAATACAATGTATTATTTTTCATGCTACAGATGCTACAGATGCTACACCTATTTTTAAAAAATTTTTATAAACAAAAAAATATGACAGAAACACTATAGTAAAAAAAGTTTGATATACCACTTGACTTATGTAATCCCATACATTAGGTATATATAAGTACAAATCATTAATTAAAGGAGATATTATGGGAGGTACAAAGAGACTCTGGGAAGATAGTATCGACAAGGAAGTCGGAGACTATATTGATGGCATCATTTCCAGAGATAAAGTAAGTGAAGATGCCGAAGAAGTTTATGATCTCGACAACGAGGACGTAAGTTACAAATCGTTAAATGTCCGTGTTTCGGTGTACGAGAACATAAAAAGAATAGCCAAGGAAGATAACAGAACTATTGCTAGTACAGTTGCTTTGATGGTTAGAGATACTTTAAAAAATAGGAGGGAAAAAGTTGGACAAGAATAGAATCTATTCGACCATGGACTATGGTCAATTCAAATATATAAAGGGTAATCGTGATCTTGTTGAAGCTCATGTAAAAAAGTTATCGGATCAGATATCTAAGAAAGACTTTCAGATACCGATAATAGTCAATGAGAAGATGGAAGTGTGCGAGGGTCAACACAGACTTGAAGCCTATAAGTCTTTGGGTATGCCAATAACTTATATGGTAAAAGATGGTTTAGTGATCCAGGATATAAGGAAGATGAACTCAACTTCAAGAGCATGGACTATGCAAGAGTTTCTTGATAGTCATGTTGAACTTGGTAATAAAGACTATGAAGTATTGAAGTGGTTTCACGAGAAGTATGAGTTTTCAATCTCTGATTCCATATCCATGTTGAATGGTAAAGGGTGGCACTCTTCAGAAGATCTTGGCGATTTTAAAGATGGACATTTCAAAGTTACTGACTTGGAGTGGGCAAAGGATACGGCAGACAAGATCCACAAGATCGGGGAATATTTTCCGTATTATAAGAAAAGATCTTTTGTTGGTGCTATAATATCTGCATTGAAGGACTCTACCTTTATTTGGAAAGTGTTCTTAGCAAGGTTGGAGAATCATTCTTCAAAGCTAAAAAATCAAGGCAGTCGTAACGATTTCATCTTGAATATTGAAAGACTATATAATCATAATACTTCGGCAAGTAAAAAGATAAGGTTGCAAGTATATGGAAATAGATAAATTTCTTTTCAGATGTTTCAAAACTGAGCCATATGCTCATCAGTTGAAAGCATTACAACTAAGCTATAACAAAGAAAACTTTGCATACTTCATGGAGATGGGGTGTGGTAAATCAAAAGTTCTCATTGATAATATAGCTTGGTTGTATTGGCACAAGAAAATAGATACTGCAATTATTGTAGCACCGAAAGGTGTCTACACTAATTGGAGAAACAACGAGATACCAATACATTTAACAGATGATGTACCTCGTAAAGTATATACTTGGAAATCTAATCTCAACAAGAAAGAAACTACGGAGTTGAAAAGCTCCGTGGGCCATGAGGCGAGATCCAACTTAAGGATACTACTAATCAATGTCGAGGCATTTGCGACTAAAAAAATTTTCAAGTTCTTGGACACCTTCACACATAGAAGCAACTTTCTAATAGCAGTTGATGAATCTACCACGATTAAAAATATCAAGGCGAAGAGAACCAAGGCACTAATACAATTTTCCGAGAAAGCAAAGTATAAACGAATACTGACAGGTTCTCCGATAACAAAGTCGCCACTAGATTTATATTCACAGTTCTTATTTATGGACAGAAAACTTTTGGGGTTCTGCTCTTATTGGTCTTTCCAAGGTAGGTATGCCGTGATTATGAATAGGAAGATGGGATCGCATCAGTTCAACCAGGTGGTTGGATACAAGAACTTAGAAGAACTGAAAAAGAAAATAGATCCACATTCATTCAGAGTAACAAAGAAAGATGCACTCGATCTGCCACCAAAGACATACATAACAAGGCAAGTTGATCTGACCATGGAACAAGAAAGACACTATCAAAGTATCAAGAAAACATCAGTTGCTTTCTTAGAAAGTGGAGAGATGGTAACTGCACCCGAAGTTATGACAAGACTGTTGAGACTACAACAGTTGCTATGTGGATATCTTGTAACAGATGATGGCGAAGTAAAACATATACCAAACAATAGGTTAACTGTGCTTCTTGAAGTAATAGAAGAGATGGAAGGCAAGGTTATCATATGGTCAAGGTTTCGCCATGACATAATGAAGATATGCAGTAGCTTGAAAGGTGTGTATGGACAAGATTCCACTGTTACCTATTTTGGGGACACGACAATGGCACAACGAGACGAAGCCATTGCGAGGTTTCAAGATCCGTCAGATCCCACGAGGTTCTTTATTAGTAATGCACAAACTGGTGGTATGGGTATAACTCTACATGCAGCGACAAATGTAATTTACTATTCGAATGACTTCAACTTAGAGTCAAGAGTACAATCAGAGGATCGTGCACACAGAGTCGGGCAACATAATCCAGTCTTGTATGTAGACTTGGTATGTCCCAACACAGTTGATGTCCACATAGTTAAGACATTGGTAAACAAGAACAAATTAGCCAACATAACATTAGGGGAGCAAGTGCTAGAATGGTTGAAGGTATAAGAAAGAAGTTCTACATCTACGACAAAGATAAGAAAAGAATAAGAACAACATATGTCGAAAAAGATGCAAAGAGATATGAGAAACAAGGATACAAAGTAACTAGTAGAAGGAAAATAAAAGATGACTAAATTAAGAGGCGAAAAAATTGTGGGTAATGCAGGCGAAAACTTAACGGTGTTTGAGTTATCCATGCTTGGTTACGCGGCATCAACAGTAAAACAAGATGGTGTTGATGTAACTGTGGTTGGTGGTGTTGACTTAAAAGTAGCACAAAGAGTGGAAGTCAAAACAGTTCTACAAAGAGATGAGATGGCAAGATACTATTTCACTATATGTAAAGGAGCAGACAAAAGATGTTACACCCGAAAGGACTGCGACATCATAGCACTGGTGGCACTAGATATAAAGTCCGTGCTATTCTTTCCAGTGGAATCTTTCACAAGTGTAAGAACACTAGCCTTAACAAAGAATGATTTCCATAACCCATCTGACAGAAACGAGTGGGGAGCGGTGCTAGAATACAGTCAAAAGATGCAGGCAGAAATGCTTAAAATGTATAGTTTGAAAAAAGAATATAAAATTTATGAGAGAGTATAAGATTTTATGTTGACTTATATGATTAGATTTGGTAGGACTAAAAGAGTTTGGGTAGGGTGGTTCTCCTTTTTCCTTTCGTTTCGTTGGTGTTTCCCTACCCACACTAACTTTGGAGCAAGTTATGGATACAGATAAATGGAAGTCAATAGCAGTACCGATTGAGACTTGGAAGAAACTCAATGAGTTAGCTAAAGAAAACTTTAGAACAGTCGGTGGTACGATTACCTATTTGACACAAAAAGAATACGAGTCTAAAAAACTCGTTGACGAGAAGATATAAACAAGTAAACTATATCTTCAACTTTAACCGCCGAAGGGCATAAACTTTAACGTAGAAGGAGAGAACGATGAGTGATGTGTATTCACTATTCGAGCAAGAGGCAGCTGACCCTCAAGCATTTAAGCAAGTCAGAGAAGGCGACACCAAAAGTTTGTCGTCTTTAATCCGTAGATCTGTTGAATTAGATCAACAAATCAAAGACACAGAAGCACAACTAAAAGACCTACAACAGAAGAAGAGATCTGTTGATGAGGAAGATATTCCTTCATTGATGGAGACTATGGGTGTTGAGAGTCTTACAGTTGATGGCAACAAAGTTTCAGTTGATAAGTATGTTTCTGCTAGAATACCCGAAACTAAGAAACAAGAGGCTTTCCAATTTTTAAGAGAGATTGGAGAAGGCGATCTTATTAAGAACGAAGTTGTTGTTAGCTTCAGTATGGGTCAAGATAATCAAGCTGGTTCTGTAGTTGCAGACCTTGAAGAAAAAGGTTTTGCACCTGTCAAGAAACAGCATGTACATCCAATGACTTTAAAAACCTGGGTAAAAAATAGAATTGAAAGTGGTAAAGAAATAGACTTTGATCTATTTGGAGTGTACCAGGGCAACCGTGCTAAAATAAAGGGAGGTCAGTAATGAACCAAGTTGCACAGAGAAAGACTACTAATGTGGTAGCATCAGAGTTAGATAAAATGTTAGAAGCTGACGCTGGTGTTGGTCTTGAGAATATCACTACGGATGATATGCAGATACCTTTTATAAGGATTATCCAAGCATTATCTCCACAATTACAAAAGGACGATCCTTTGTATATTAAGGGTGCAGAACAAGGCGACATCTTTAACACTGTTTCACAAGAGGTGTTTAAACAAGATGAAGGTGTTATTGTTGTTCCAGCTTTTTTTGAGAAGAAGTTTTTAGAATTTCAACTTAGATCAAGTGGTGGTGGTTTTGTAAGAGAACTAGCGGCAGATGATAAAGACATTACAATGACGAGCCGTGAAGGTACAATCGAATTGTTACCTAACGGAAACGAATTAGTCAGAACTCATCAACACCTAGTGATTGCACAGTCTGCTGATGGGACTATAGCACCGAGTGTTCTTGACATGAAGAAGACACAGTTAAAAGTGTCTCGTAGATGGAATACATTAAAGAATAGTGCGAGATTACCAAGTGGTGCTCTCATGCCTATTTATGGTACGGCTTGGCAACTAACCACTGTGTTAGAGGCTAACGATCAAGGCAAGTGGTTTAACTACAAGTTAGATCGTGTTAATGAAATTACACCAACGATAGAGAAGATGATGCTTGAAGCTCGTAATATGTATCAAGGTGTTAGCAAAGGCGAAGTCAAAATGGCTGCCGCTTCTGCTGATGAAATAGCAGAGAAAGAAGACGTACCGTTCTAACTAAACTAGCCGTGTAGATACCACACTCATCTACACGGTTTTTCTTTTTGGGAGTGTAGAGTGAATTTAACAGAAGAATTATTACATGCTTTTGAAGGTTTTAGTGGAGCACACGGACAGACAGAAGTATCCAATCAAAGAATGAATGGCAAACAAAAAGCCAAATCATTTATCGTAAGACAACCACTAACATTAGAGTTGATGCAAGGACACCTAGATGGCAAGAAAGGTGTAGGTGCAATACCAATCAATGAGAAGAACCAATGTAAGTTTGGTGCTCTCGACATAGACGAATACCCACTAGATCACAAACAGTTGGTGGACAAATTAAATCAATTTAAAATACCGTGTATCGTGTGCCGTAGTAAAAGTGGGGGTGCACACATATTCTTTTTCTTTACAGAATGGATGGAAGCGGCAGACTTCAGAGACAAAGCTGCCGAGATAGCTGCGGCACTTGGTCATGGTCGTTGCGAAATATTCCCGAAGCAAGAGCAGGTGTTGGTAGAAAGAGGGGACGTTGGTAACTTCATAAATCTACCATACTTTGATGCAGAAAAAACTTTGAGATTTGCATATTGGAAAGAGGGTCGTGTGTATGTAGAAGCCACTCTTCAAGAGTTTGTGGATAGAATACACAAGATAAAGTGTGATCCAAATAAGTTTATGGAACTATCTGTGGGTGGTAAACCGAACTTGTATCCAGGTTATGTTCCATGTCTCAAATCTTTACTTACCATGGGGATCTTTGAGGGTGGTAGAAACAAGGCGGCTTTTCAACTTGGTGTTTTTTTACAGAAGTCTGCACCTAATAATTGGAAGTCGCAGTTGGAGGAGATAAATGTAAAACGATTTACACCACCACTACCAGCATCAGAGATAGTTACAATACAATCTACCTTGGAGAAGAAAGAGTATCAGTATCTATGTAAAGAAGAACCCATGTCATCACATTGTAATCAGAGTGTGTGTCGTGGTTTGAAACATGGTATTGGCACAACATCTATGCCTGCAATCAGTGGCTTGTCAGTCATATTATCAGAGCCTCGTCTGTGGTTCTTGGACATAGATGGTAGGAGACTTGAGTTAACTACAGAGGAACTACAAGCACCAAGATTATTTCAAAGAGCATGTATGGAGCAGTTGAACTTCATGCCACCAAAGATGAAAGATGGCGATTGGGAAGTACAAGTCAACATGTTGCTCGAGAATTGTAATGAGATAGCAGTGCCACAAGAGTTAACATACAAGGGACAGTTCTTATCATACCTTGAACTGTTTTGCACAGGTCGAGTACAAGCACAAAGTTTTGAAGAAGTTGTGATCGGTAAACCATATACAGATGTAGAAGAAGCTAGGACATATTTCAGATTAGATTCTTTGATGGAGTTCTTGAGAAACAGAAAGTTTGATAACTACACGAGAGCACAAGTCCAAGAGAGATTGAAAGAAGTAAACAACGGAGATAGTTCTGTCGTTAAAAAATTTCAAACATCACAAGGTAAATGGAAAAACATCAGAGTTTGGTGGATACCAGAGTTTGGAGCAGACGTTGAACTCAAACCGATTGCAATAGATGAAGAGGAGGTTCCGTTTTAATGGAAGTCTTAATAGCTTTTTGTGTAGTTTTTTTTGAAGCACCTAGACATAAAGGTGGAGATGCTTTGTGTAGTTTTTATAATCCAAAGGTTGAATTTAAAAGTTTTAAACAATGCACCGAAGATAAGAAACTCATAGAGGACTATTTGATAGAAGAACTGTGGAGGTTGTACCCAGAAGCAGTAAAGATAGATGCAAAAGGAGTATGTGGGAATGTCGATTGAATATTTAAAAGATGGTAAAGAGGTTACAATTTTTGGACCACCTGGGACAGGCAAAACTACAACTTTAATAAAACTAGTAGAAGGTAGTTTAATTAATCATATTGACCCTAAAAAAATAGGTTTTATGTCCTTTAGTAGAAAAGCTGCAACGGAAGCAAAGACTAGAGCATTAAAAGATATAGACGGTTTAGATTCAAAAGACCTACTTTATTTTAGAACTTTACACTCTCTTGCTTTTAGTTGGCTTGGACTCAGCACATCAGAAGTTATGTCGGGTCGTGATTACAATGAACTTGGTAAACTTGTGGGGTTAGATTTTAGAACTACACAGACAGTAAACATAGAAGAAGGTCCACTGTTTAATGTAGGCGCTGGTGGCGATAAGTACATGTCATTGATACAATATGCTAGAGTTAAACAAGTTGATCTTGAAGAAGAGTTTCATAAAGGTTGGGATCAAAGTTTAAATAAACAACAACTTTTAATATTGGATAAGGCTTTTAAAGACTACAAGAGAGCAAAAGCAAAGTATGACTTCATTGACATGATAGAAAAATTTATATTCAATGGGACATCTCCCGAGTTTGATTTACTTATTATAGACGAAGCACAAGACTTGGCTCCACTACAATGGAAGATGGTCAAGGACGTTCTTGTTCCAAACTCAAACAAAGTTTTCTATGCTGGGGATGATGACCAGGCGATATACTCTTGGATGGGTGTTGATGTAAAACCCTTTTTAGAAGCTAGTGAAACCAAATATATATTAAATAAATCATATCGGGTTCCAGAACATCCGTTTGCCATTGCTAAAGGATTAACAGATCAAATCACGAAACGAGAAAACAAATCGTGGAATCCAACAAAAGAAAAAGGATTTGTTACATGGCATAATGATATTCTCGATGTTGATATGACAAAGGGCGAGTGGTTAATTCTTACACGAACTAATTATATCGCTAATAAAGTTTGTCAGAAATTAAGAGAAGAAGGTTATGTGTTCTGGAGAGAGGGAGAGGGTTGGTCTGTATCTGTCAACGTACTAGTGGCTATAGAGGTATGGCTAAAGTTACAGAGAGGAGCAACAGTACCTGCCGATTTATTGAAACCTTTTTCAAAACTTATAGATCCTAAATATATACAAAGATCGGGTAGAAAAATCATGTATTCTCTACCAGACGATGAGGAATGGAACTTGATAGATCTTAAAAGAATATGTGGTTTTGAGGCAAATAACTTTGTAACATGGCAAAATGTCTTGAAGATATCAGAACAAGTCGCTGCATACATAGTATCTGTAAGAAAGAGAGGAGAGAAAATTCTTTCGGCAGATCCTAGGATCCGTGTATCTACAATCCATAGAGCAAAAGGTGGAGAAGCTGATAATGTAGCATTGTTGTTGGATTCAACAAAGGCATGTGTAGAAAGTGAAGATCAAGATGCTGAGAAAAGAGTTTGGTATGTGGGTGCAACTAGAGCAAAAAAAGAGTTACACATAATATGTAAGTCAGGACAGTATGGATTTGAATTATGAAAAAAGAATGGTATTTACAAAAAGCACCTTACAGAAGTGGTAAAGTTTTTTGGGATAGCTATCTTCATTATCAATGTAAACTAATAAGAACAACAACGGAGAATCCTTTTGACAAACAAAAACAGAAAATACTTTCTAGATCAAGCAGAGAAACTCATAAACGGACCGAGAGCTAAAGAGTATGGGCCTGCTAAATTTAATCACGAAAGAATAGCAAGAATATGGTCTGTTATATTAGACAGAGAAGTTACGGCACAAGAAGTTGTGGCTTGTATGGTTGGTGTAAAACTAGCCAGACTAGCAGAAACGATAGAACACGATGACAGTTGGGTTGATATTATTGGCTACGCTGCATTAGGTGGAGAAATTATAAATGACAAGTGACCAATACCATTTATTGGAACAAGACATAAAAGACGTAGCATGGGGTAATGTGGACTCTGATTGGACACCACCTCAAACTATACCAGATCTATCTCAATACGATACAATAGCCATCGACTTAGAAACTAAAGATGAAAACTTGATAAAATTAGGACCTGGTTGGTGTAGAAAAGACGGACACATCATAGGTATCGCAGTCGCTGCGGGAGACAGTTCTTGGTATTTTCCAATAGCACACACTGTGGGTAACATGCCAAGAAGAGTGGTTATACAGTGGATGATAGACTTGTGCAAAGATACAACTAAAACATTCGTGTTCCACAATGCACTATACGATCTTGGTTGGCTTAGAGCAGAGGGTGTAGAAGTCAAAGGCAAGATCAGAGATACTATGGTTGCAGCGCCTTTGTTAAATGAAAACAGAAGATACTATAATTTGAACTCACTAGCTGGAGATCATCTTGGTACATATAAAGATGAGAAGATGCTTAAAAGTGCAGCCGAAGAGTTTGGTGTGGATCCAAAGTCTGGCATGTGGAAACTACCGCCTCGTTATGTTGGTGCTTATGCAGAACATGACGCTGCCATAACTCTAAAACTTTGGGATGTATTGAGAAAAGACATAACCAAAGAAGAGTGTAGTGGTATCTTTGAATTAGAAACTAGGCTTACACCTTTGCTTTTAGATATGAAAACAACAGGTGTACGAGTAGATTTAAATAAAGCAGAGCAAGTTAAGAAAGAACTAACTACATTAGAGAAATCACTTGTAGAAGAGATAGTCAAAGAAACTGGAGTCACGATTGAACCTTGGGTCGCCACATCTGTAGCAAAGGTCTTTGATGCTATGGGACTTGCGTACTCTCGCACAGAAAAGTCCGGGGCCCCCGCGTTTACAAAACAGTTTCTTGCCAATCATTCTCATCCCATTGCGAAAAAGATTATAAAGATAAGGGAAGTTAATAAAGCCAATACGACTTTTATCGATACTATTCTTGAACATTCGCATAAGGGCAGAATACATTGTGACTTTCATCCTTTACGTTCTGACGGCGGGGGAACCGTTACTGGTAGATTTAGCTCAAGTAATCCAAACTTGCAACAAATACCTGCAAGAGATCCATATATAAAGAAACTTATTAGAGGATTATTTATTCCAGAAGAAGGATCGAAGTGGGGGTCTTTTGACTATGCTTCACAAGAGCCAAGATGGTTGGTGCATTACTGTGCTACATTGACTGGCTTTGACAGACACCCACAGATAGATGACGTTGTGGCTCTGTATAAAAAAGGAGAAGCTGACTTCCATCAAATTGTTGCAGATATAGCAGGCATACCAAGAAAACAAGCGAAGACAGTGAATCTTGGATTGATGTATGGAATGGGTAAAGGTAAACTAGCAAACATTCTTGATCTATCTGTAGATGAAGCCACTGCTCTTTTAAATAAATATAATGATAAAGTTCCGTTTCTAAAATCAATATCAGAAAAGACAACAAAGAAAGCATCACAGAGTGGTGTAATCAGAACTTGGTTGGGCCGTAAATGTAGATTCAATATGTATGAGCCTATATCCTATCAATACAACAGAGCATTACCTATGAAAGAAGCCATCGATGAGTATGGTGGCAAGGGTAGAATTAGAAGAGCCTTCACATACAAAGCACTAAACAGACTTATCCAAGGGTCAAGTGCAGATCAAACTAAGAAAGCCATGGTCGATTGTTACGATGCTGGTCTTACACCAATGCTAACAGTGCATGATGAATTATGTTTTAATATTGAAAACGACAAACAAATAGAACAAATTAAAGACATTATGTCTAATTGTGTGCCTGAACTTAAAATTCCCTTTGATGTAGACGCTGAGATGGGGTCAAATTGGGGAGAAGTAGGATAGTGGACAATATAAAAACCTACAAAAACAAAGGTATTTCTAGGATATAATCACACACGGACACTTTGTTTCGGCTCTGTGTGGCGATCTGAGAGCCTATTTTTTTCTAACAGGCTTACAATATGCAGTGATTTTACCGATTTTACCATCTGGTAGTGGAACATCTGGTTGATTGTTTAAACGTCTTGCAAAATACAAACAACTGTTAATATTTTCAAATCTTTGTGTCTGATCTATCACTCTTTCGTTGAGCATAAAGACCAGAAGAAACTCTATCATTCATCTTTCGCCTTCCAAAAATATTCGTCTGTGTCTCCGAGTCTGAACTTTTGTCCGTTCTCAACTTGATATATTTCTGTGCTAACTTTGAAGTCTGGTTGCAGTGGTTTGTCTGGTGTGAGTGAATTGTCATACACTCTCATTCTGTTGTTTGGATACAAACAAAACTGATTGTTTTCTAATTCTAATAAATTAAAGGACTTGTGTTCTGCTGGTTTCTCACTGGTTGAATAATCTACCGTGTTTATATTCTCGTGATAGTTATCAAGGGTACAAACGTAAGATCCTTTTACGATACCATGATCTCTTGTGTAAACTTCAAAGTCCATCGATCCTATGAACTGTTTGCTAACTGCCACCACCCCATAATCCATGCAATTCCAAAACTGGAGATTATAAAGATCCATATCAGGAGTCGGGGTCTGTGGTTCAACAGTAAAAGCAGAAATAGGGAGTTTATCATAAAGAGCACCGTAGTCAGGGAGATAAGTTTCAAAATAGAAAGCTCGACCTGGAATAGATTTCGCAGTAACCCAGACACCTTTTACAAACTCTCCGTGTCCATCTTCGCCATCTCTCAAATATTCTTTACGAACCCATACATCTATCGAAGGTAAGTTTACAATTAATGTAGACATTTATGTGTAAATCAAACCTCGTCTGTATCCGTTTGTTCTATCGTATGTAAGAATCTCTTTTCTGTTTGCGTCACCAACGTATGATACATGCACCCAACCAGAGCTTGGACCTTTGGCTCTTTCATAACATTCTAATATTAATTGATCGAAGTTTAGTGAGTTTCCTATGTACTGTGCTAGTTCTGCATTGGCAATACCTGGTATCTCTATGTCCGCCGCTTGACCCTTGCAATGTTGACTTGTGCTTTTTGATCCTATGGCTCGACACAACGCTGCGCTGCGATATCCAGAATTAATAACAACTGGTTTATCAAAATGTGTTCTAATAGGTTCAAGAACATTCTCACATAGTGCCATCATGGCTACTACATGCTTGTCTCCAGGTGTGTTCTCTATGCCTTTTCTTTCTGCCGTTTGTGATTTCACAAACTCTGCTATTGTAAAATGTGGTGATAATCTACTCATCCAGTTCTCCTAGCTATGTCTAAATTTTTAAGAATATCATCTGGACTTGATCCTAGAAAAGAAGGATTGGTTCTAGTTAATGGACTTGATCCTACGTTTGTCATTTGTATAGGATTAATAGATGGTGTCGTATCAACTGTAGGACGAACTGTTGTATCTACTTTTGGAGGAAGTTCAGTGTTAACTGCTCTTTGGTTTCCTAGTCCAAACAAATTAGGCATACTTAGATCATCCGAATCTGGTTCTTTTCTTAATGACATTCCTCTTCTTAATGATCGTAACGCATTTATATCTCCAGTGGGAACATATACGTTTTTCTTTCTTGCGTCTTTGATCTTCTCTTTACTTGGTTGAAATGGGACGTATCTATCATTCAAAATAGAACTTGTTTCCTCTTCTCCAAGTTGTGCATCTTTCATTATTTTTCTTATCTGTGGTCTTGATAAACCAAGTGTTTTTAAATCATCTATTGTTGACGCATATTTTCTAAATATTTTTAATCTAGCATCATCTGCTCTTCTGAACGCAGTTAAGATTTGCTCTGGCGATGCGTCTTGGATTCTTAAAACCTCGTTGAACAAAGCAGCTGTTCCAGAACGATCTTGTTTAAACTCTTGTGCTCTAAACTCTCCTAATCTTTTTAAGTCTAGTGTTTGCGTATTTAAACCAGTGAAAGCTCTAAATAGTTCTGCTCCTTGTTGATAAGTCTTACCAGTTGTTGGTTCCATCTCACCTTCTGGAGAGAACACACCTCGTAAAAATCTAGATTTTTCTATAGATTTTACACCTTCTGGAAAGTTACCACCTGCAATACCAAGTTCTGCTCCAACTGGTATTCTCACTGGAACCATGCCTGGTATCAAAGTATTAAACATATGTAACATTGACTTTTCAAAAGCAACTGTACCACTGTCTTGTTCTCTGTAAACTTTTGCACCAGATCTTGTTCTGCCACCACGACCACCAGCCGCTGTAGGTGTTACGTCTTGTAGTGCAGAAAAAACCATGGAGTAGTCTATGAATGGAGTAAAGTATTCAGATAATGTTTCAAATCCTATTTTTCTAACTTGCTCACCTAAAGGAACACTTTGTCTTTCTGTTTCTCTATATGTGTTTAATACAGTTCTAAAACCTCTTGATAATAAATCATATGGATTAGTGTGACTAAAATCTATGTACTCGGGATTACCATTATCGTCTCTACCAACTGGTATTAACTGTGAGTTTCTCTGCCAACTAGCAGCTAATCTGTTCATTGATTCTAATTCTTCATCACTAGTATCTGTCAAATTCTGTGCAAATCTTTGTAGTCCGTCACCTACAAGACCAAAGGCAGTGATACCACCCATCAATCTTTTCATTCCTATTTCTCTGATAGATTGAACTGGACTCTCTAATTCTTTTGCAGCAGTATCAAGAGTATTGAAGCCAGTTCGTAGTATTTCTGCTGGAAAGGCAATAAAGTTACCAAGAGGCACACCTCTTAATCCTTTAATAAATTCTGGAACCAGTTCATAGTTTGGAACTGTATTACGAACTGTATCTGCTGCGGCTCTTTTCAATGCCTCATCCAGTCCTTCACCTTTTTGCTTTCCTATATGTCTAGCAAAAGCAGATAGTTGTTGTCTTCTTATAGTAGGATTATCTGCAAAGTCAGTTCCTATTTTTGCTATTGAGTTTCTTAGTTTTTGTAATTCAAAAGCATAATTATATATTTTCCAAATATCATCACCACCTTTGTACAAACCTTCTGCCGTGTCTAAGAATCTTCTTGTCATATTCATACTGCCTTTTAGAGCAGTCTTTGACATACCTTGCAGTCCTTTACCATCTGGAGGAGTTTCTATTATGGATTGCTGTCTAGCTACAGAATCTTCTACTGCTTGTGGTCTGACACCAAGAGCAAAATCAAAATCAGAAACACCTGCATCATCTGCTACGCCAGTTCTTTGAGCTGGAAGACCCGTGATCCCTGTGCCTCTATACCCTAATCCTTGACGTAAGTTGGCTTGTATCTCTCTAAGTTGAGCCGAACTACCAATAACACCTCTATTCTGTAGATCTACAAGAAAGTCTAAAACCTCGTCATTCAAACCAAAATCAAACCTATCGTTAGCTAACTTTGATACTTTACCAGTGCCTTTTAATTTAAGTTCTTTGTCAATTAAATCTCTTAATACTAAATCTACTGACTCAAAAAGACTAGCGTTCTTACCTACATTACCTTGTGCAAGAGCAAACAAAGAAGCTGATGTTACGTTTCTTACTTGTGTAATCGGAGACAAAATTGTTTTTGCGTACTGAGAGATACCTTTTAACTTGACCATGGGATAGTAAAGTCCTCTTGCTATATCTCCCATGACGCTTGTTCTTTCGTTGATAACATTACTCATGGCTTCATACATAGGTTTTGGTATAGCGTATCCATACATTTCACCAAACACACTTCGTGCAGCGAGACCTTCTGGATCAAAACCAGACACGGAATCTCTACCAAGAATGACATACTCCAGTCCTCTACCACCTCTTCTTTGCACACTTTCCATAACATCTTTTATGATAGCATCTCTTTCTACTGATGGTAATTCACGAAGAGATGTGATTTGTTCTTGTGGTGGTCTTGTTTGATTTACTTGTATAATTCTTTCTCTAACTAAATCGTTTGTGTTTATAAACAAAGGCTTGTCTGCTCTAGGGTCTGTATTTCTAATTACATTATCTGCGGTTCTTTTAAAAGAAGAATAGAAAGCATCTGCCGCTACAAAGTTAGATAACTCTCCCACAGTGTGCATGTATGCTTCTTTTGGATTTCTAACTTCACCAAGTATGGATCTAATAATTTCATTATCAACTTTTGATTTATTCAGAACTGCTGGATTAAGTCTAACAGTCGGAACAGTTCTAGCTGCTGTGCCGTATGCTCCACCAGAACTGTGTTTTAAACTTTTGTAATATTTTGTAACATTGTCTATGTATCGTTCTGCTTGAAGTCTTGTTAATCTACCAACTTGACCAACAGTTCCTTCTGGACCTGCTCGTTGTTCTGTTCTAAAGACGTTTACAAAATCATCACTAATTCTAAAAGTTTCTGGTTCATCTTTTAAAAATTTTTGAACATGTTTTATATCTACACCTTTACCTTCCACGATTTGATCTACTAGAGCTTCTCGCATATCAGGTGCTAATTTAAAGTTATCATCATTAAATAACTGGTATTGTCTGGAAAGATAACCACCATTTTCTATATTGTTTTTAACTTGTTCTACAAACTGTGATCTAGACATCAAGCCACTAGTAGACACTTCTGGTAAACTTTTAGCAGCGCCAGTATCTATAACTCTCTCTGATAAATCGTCAATAATGTTTTTTGCTTTTAGAAATTTGTCAAACAATGCTTTAGGTATTTCTAAATCTTTTTCTGTCGCTCCTTCTAAAACATCCATGAAGTTGTTTATAAGTTTTTGTTTTGTAAAATCTGGCAGTCTTCTGTACTCTGAAAATTCTTTGTTGCTTGGACTTAAAACTTCTGAGATTTGTCTATCAACTTCTTTTAATGCTTTTTCTGCTTTTTTAATATCACCTTCTATGGCTGGATTAACTAGAGACTTAACTCTTGCTACGTCACCTGGCAGAAATGATCTGTATCTGAAGGCAGATAAAGTTCTAGCAACAGCTCTGTCTAATGTATTAATAAGACCTGGATCAGAGGATTCACCTTTCAAAAATCTTTCTTCTTGTTTTGCAATCGCTTCTGCGGCTTTTTTAGATCCAGCCCTTAATACTCTTGAACCTGCTCCAGCACCAGCACCGATACCAGCACCATATGCTGCACCAGTTGCCACTTTTCCAAAATCTATATCTTCTATATCCTTGCCTTGAGCTAGTTCATCAACTGTGGCTGCACCAGCACCAATCGCTGCGCCTGGAACTGCAAGACCAACTTCTCTTCCCGCTCTAGCTCCTATCTTTGCAGAAGTGCTAAGACCAGCACCGATCACTGGTGGTAAAGCACCAGCAAGAATTGATCCAGAAAGACCATGAGCCATGACTTTATTGTATATTCTAGCCGCGGCTCTTTCTCTACCCTCTAATCCTAAGAGATCTTCAGTTTGAAAAAAGGGACCGTATCCACCTTCAAAAAAATCACCCAAGGATTGTGTACCATCTGTGGCTACAACTGCATCTGCTGCACCTGCCGCCGCCATTTGTTGTGCCGCTAGTCCTAACTTTTGACTTTTAGTTAAGTCTTTCATTTCAAGAGGTTGCTTTGTGATCTTCATAGTCTTCAAAGATCCAGCATCGGGTTTCATGCCTCGTGTACCTCGTGCCAACTTACCAAGTTTACTGAATTTAGATACGGCAGCGGCAGCTCCAAGACCTGGAACACCAAACTGAATAAGACCTTCTGTTACCTTACCAGCGGCTCCAGCTGGATCGATACCAAGATCGTCTCTCATTTTATTAAAACCTCTAACTACAGCGTCTGTGTAATTAGTGCCTGCACCAAGATCTATAAGGCTCGTAACAGTTTCTGCTATACCTTGTGGTATAGCCAGTAATCCAGATCCAACACCCTCTGCTATTTCTTGTAGAGTTCCTTCGTCTTGTGGATCTAAATAATTACTTGTTCCTTCTTGTGCAGTAGCTTGATCGCCTGGAGAACCAAAACGACTTTTAACAAGAGCTTCTGCTTCCTCTTGCGTAATATCTTCCTGGATAAAATAAGTTTTACCATCTACTACATAGCTAGGCATTTAACCACCAGTGCTTATTTGTAAAACATCTGAATAATCACTGGCATTTGTACCAGAATTTTGACCAGCCTTCTTCTGATTTAAGAAAGTTTTAACATCTCCAGATAACGCACTTTCTGGTATGGTTATACCTGGAAAGTTTTGTTTCTGACTTCTTACAAATTCAACAATTCTATTAAATCTATCAATAGGATCTGATAAGCTACCCAAATCTTCCATTAATTGTTCACCAGCTATACCATAAGATTGTTTGATATCATCGTTAGCGTCACCAAAACCTGGAGGCTTCGGTACTATACTTACTTGTCCAGTTGTAGCAATGTTTGTTCTCTTTACATTGAACTCACTTCCAACATTTAAACTACCTTTACCACCTTTTTTCAACTCTTTCAGATAATCACTGATAGATTTTTCACCTTTTGGTGTTAAATCATATTGATCTAAATATCCTTCTTCTCCATAAGGTATTTCTTTTGTAAGACCTTCTTTTAGTGTCATATCGCCAGTTGCTTTAAGTAATGAAATAATCTCTGGCTGTGCTCGTAGAATGGCAGCTTTAAATGTTTTATCTACATTATCTTTTGTAACTTGTAGTTGCTTTTCTTTAAATCCCATTTCAGCGGCAGCACTCAACAAATCAGAGTTGAATTTTAATTGTGTGATTTGTTGATTAAAAACATCTAATGCTTTTTGTCTTTGATCTCCTACAAGTTGTCTTTGAATATTTACAACACCTTCCATTTGTTGTAGTTCCAAAGTTCTCTTGGCAAGTGCTTCTGATTTTTTATCTTTTAGAAGATTATACATCGTGTTTCGTGCTTCTCTTCTATCTTCTCTTAGATTCTTACTTAAAAGATTCACATCTTCTCCGTATCCTTGAAGTCCTACACCAAAACCTTTTGCTATATTTGTTATGGCATTATCACTTTCACCAGCTGCAATAGCAAGACCAGCTTTCATCATGTTTAAAAATATGGATGCTTTTCTATCTTCTTCAAACTCACCTTCCAGTTCTCGTGGATCAAATCCTAACAACTTAATTGCATCATCTTGTACGTCTGCAAGTGTAGGCTCTTGTCCTTTTTCTTGCATTTTTGCTATTAACGCTTCTGTGTTTTGAACAATCGTTTTACCGCCAAGTTTTACATCGTCTGCACTTCCAAGACCTTGTGCTAAATTAGCAACTGCTGTTGTCATTCTATCAGACAACTGTTTTTGTTTTGATTGAAAGCCACTTAAAATATTTGGTTCGGGTGTTGTTCCAGCGTTTGGATTTGGTTTTAGATCTGCTTTACCAGATCCTTCGTTTGTAAGAGGAGCCTCTGATAAAGGCACATCTCCACCAAAATAATCTTCATCTGCGTCATCTATGCTAGACGTTGTTACTTGTGATTTTTCTCCAACTTTAGGATCAAGAGAGTCTACAGTTTTTTCACCTTTTGCAATCTTACTTCTTAATGCGATTTCTTTCAGTTTTTGTAAATTAGATTTTTCTTGTTGCTTCTTTATATCTTCTGCAACGGCAGTTCCTTCTATGTCTCCACTGTTTATTTTTTGATTTGGATCAATTACATTTTTAAAAGTTGTAGGATTACCCAACAGTTCTGATACAGGTGGTGTTTGATCTTTATACATTGGTATTTGAAAAGTATTACTACCAGATCCTGTTAATAATGGGTGTGCATTAGCTGTTCCAACTCTAATTAAATTGGGACTGGAAGCCATGATGCCACTAGGCTGATTACCACCCATGCCTGGCACTCTAAACATTGGTCTATTAAGTATGCTCATTATGCTCTTCCTACTGGAGATCCACTAAAAAAGTTACCAAAACCACCTGCACTACCTACTGCTCCAAGACCCGCGATTCCTAGTCCAAGAAGTTGTGAAGATCTACTTGGTGGTGGAGTTGTTGATCTTGATACAGTTTGTTGCAGTGCCGGAACACCTCTGAATATATCAGATAAGAATCCTATTCTTTGGAACGGTAGTGCTTGTTGTGCCAACTCGTTTGCTCTTGTTACGTCAAGTTCTTTCTGTGTCTGACCTTGTTGCAGACCACCTATGCCAAGCAATGTGTTTACATCTTGTACACCCATCTGTTGTCCTAACTGACCAAGAGCCGCGGTTTGTGTGCCAAGACCCGCGACAGTTTGACCCAACTGTCCAGTAAGTTGTGCTTGTCTTAACTGTTGTTGTGCAGCTTGTTGAGCTAAGTTTTGTGCCTGTGCAAAACCTTGTGATCTTAGCTGTGCACCAGTTCTTGCTTGTTGATCCATGACATTTCTTGCAATCTCACCTTGTGCAACTGCTTGTCTTGATCCACCAAACGCACCAGCGCCCACGGCACCTGCACCTAATTGATTCTGTTGCATAGCACCTTGTCTTGCAATATCAGCTTGTGTTGTAGCTATAACATCTTCTGTGTAAGGGTCCATGAACTGTCTGAAGTCAGTAGGGGAAAAACCTGCTCCAGCGACATATTGTTGTGCAGTTCCCAGTTGCCCGATCCCTTGACCAATAGCCTCTGCACCTTTTTGTAGAAAAGGTTCAAAAGACCCTACACCTGATGTGGCTCTTGCTATTGCGTCTCTTTGTCCTTGTGAAAGTCCTGCCAACTGTTGAGCAGAAAACGGCATAGATGAGCCAGGTTCTGTTATAGCCTCTGCACTTTTAAATATATCTGCTAAAAACTCTTCTTGAAATGGTGCTAATCTTACGGTTTGTTCTGTAGTTTGTGTAGCCATTATGCAACCCTCTCTAGTTCGGACATCATCTCATACATTCTTGCAGCTCCAATGTCTCTGTCTCCACCGCCTGCACCTCTAACTGCCTTTGCAGTCAGTACAAATTCACCATCTGACAATCTTGCTGGTACAGAATCACTTGTACCTGTCCCAGGTCCGTTTACTTCACCACCAGCGGCAGCCATTATTCCCACTGGATCTATTCCTACTTCGTCTCTTCTTTCTTGTTTTCTTTTTAAATCATCAAAATATTGTTTTCTTTCTTCATCGTCATCTAGATTGTAACTCTTATCACCTATAAAGCCAAGACCTAATCTAGATTTACCAACTGGGTCTGGTCTTTGTTTAAACTCTTCTTGTTTTGGTTCTTCACCAAGTGCGGCTAAAGTTCCAATACCACCACCAATAGTTGCTATGCCAGTAGGAGTTTTAGCAAAATTTATAGCTTTATCAAAAAAAGATGTTGGTGCCTGTGTTTTTTGTATAGCAGTTACTGTTGCAGGGTTCATTGATTCAGATCCAGTAATAAAACTTGCGTCTGGAGAAGCTGATGAACCAGCACCTAGAAACTTAGAACCTGCATAAGCACCAATACCACCAATGAGTGCATTTCTTAATGCGTCATCTGGATCTGCACCTGCTACCAACGAGCCTATACCAGTGCCAAGACCAGCAAATAAAGAACCACCTAGTGGACCACCAAGAGAAAAACCTATAGTGCCACCTATGATTGGTGCTGCTTTTTTAAGAATTTTTTTAAAACTTTTAAATATTCCCATGATTCAATACTCTATCAATAATTACAGTTTTGTTCAATGCTATATTCTAGATATCGCACTTGTTGTCACTCTTGTCTTCGATAACTCTTGAATACTCGCCACAACATGCAATCTGTTTGCAGTTGCGGCCTGCACTTTTAATACTTCTCCACTCTGTAATATCAGATCTCTTGTAAGTAATTCTACAGTTGTGTTAGCTCCTACTGCTTTTACATTAAATAAAACAAACGTATCACTACCACTGACAAGTTGAACAGTAATCGTATCAGCGTTACCACTATCCTCTGCTACTAATATAGAATTTACAACAGCTGCGTTGAAATC